AAGCGTAGACTACTATCTCTCAAAAAAATACTTCGTAGCCAAATTTCGCCCGCCGCTTGCGCAGACGGATGAAATAGACTACGAAGACGAGAGCCTGCTGGCGGCTCTAGGCTACGGCATCGCCGCGGCAAGGGCCGGCGACGACAAGGATCGCTTTAAATTTAACAAGTTGTATCTCGCGGCTCTTTGTGAATACGAAACGAGCAACTTTGACGACGTAAGTTGCGACCTGGAAAGCGCGCTCGGAGCTAAAGGGTATGCTAAGCCGTACGAGATAGGTTCCGAAGTCGGGACGTATTTTATTTGGGATGAGGAGTTTTTAAATAATTTGGACTTTTATATGGCCGACCGGGTCAAATGCAAAGGTTTAAGTTGTAGAAAGTTCATATATAAATTTATGGATTTTCAAAACGGCAAATATCAAGATAGGGCCGATCTAAGAGACCTAGATAGAGTAATGAGGGCAAGGATAAGACCGTAGCCGCCCAAAAAACACAAGGAGAAAAAAATGCAAAACGAAAAAGAATTTACGCAAATTTGTAAGGAAATTTTGGCTCTTAGCGAGAAGGTTAAAGAGCTAAATTTGAGCCGTTTGGAAACGATCTCGGTGGAGATAAAGCTAGCTAAAAACAGCTTTGACGACAAAAGCGGGGAGATGGATGCAAAGATAGCGGAATTTGGCAAAATCGCCGAGCGCCTAGAGCCGCTAAAAGAGTCTATAGCTAAAGCAGAAGAGCTCATAGCTAAAATCAAAGAAGGCGGTGCCGGCGGCGTAAGCGAAGAAAAGGCTAAGCAGCTAATAAACGAGGCCGTGGGCGAGCTCGCGAGTGCGGTAGAAGAGCTAAAGCAAAAAACGCCTATCGACGATACGGCTGCGGCGGTAGACAAAACGTATTCAAGCAAAAAGATAGAGGACACCTTTGCCAAAAAAGGCGAATCTGCAAGCAGCGGGGTGGACGAAGCCAAAGTAAACGAGCTAATAGACGCAAAAGCTGCAAATTTGGCAAACAAAGATGAGCTGGCGGACAAACTATCGACAACTATATACGAGGAAGATAAAAAAACACTAGCAACCAAGCTTGATGTAACTAATGCTATAAGCGATAGAATAGATATAACTACATTAAACTCTGCCATTGGGGGGCTTGCAACGGCACTTGAGAACAAAATATCTACGCTCGCCGCCGCAGCCGTCACGCAGACTGCGCTAAATAAATATACCAAAGCGCAAAACATTTCAGGTAATACGATAGATTTTATGCAGGGCGTAAATTTCGTCGGTCAAAATATCTCGGGACAGCTTACGGCTACCAATATTGCAGTAGAGCAGAATAGAGGAAAAAGCGGGCTGATATATATCCACGGCAATGGGGTCACGAGTCTTTCGAGCGATTTTCAAATAATTAATCCCGACGATGCTACTTACGGCAAAGGCTATGTCTTTTTATCTTATTTTATCAACCCGTTTGACAATAAAGTCATCGTCCAATTTATTAAAAAGGCCGCATAATGCTAAAAGGAGCGTTTTTTTTCGGAGGTAGGGGCGAGGCGCCCTATCCCGAAGTAACAAAGATAGTAAAAGAAGGCGGGCTAAACTATGTTTTGTGGGGCAAGGAAGTTCCCGCAGACTTCACAAAAACATACCAAAACATTTGCGAGGCCCCGAATTACCACAAAAACAAGCTTGACTTTAGCAAATTTACGAAAATCGGACAAAATAATTTCAATGATTTTTCTCTTGCTTTGGTCGCCAGAGGTATGGCGGAGCTAAATTTAGAAGCGCTGGAGACGCTTGAATCTAACTGTTTTAACAATCTAGGGGATATAAAAACCTTGAAAGCCCCCCTGCTAAGAGAAGCGGATAAAAGCTTTTCTACGACAGCGCTAACAAGGATAGACGTGCCTTCATTGACGACTATTGGAGGCTACTGCTTTTCAACCAATTCAAGTGTAGTCAACGATTTTACGTTCCCGAGTTTGCACACCATACGCAGCCAAGGCAATTTTTGCGATCTCCCTAATGTATTTTATTTAACGATGAGGAAATTAGCAAAAATTGGCGCGGGGAACAATTTTAAAGGCTTAACATCCTTAAGTCAAATAGTGGTTAGCGCGGGGATAAATCCTGGCAGCGTAAGCCATCTCAAATCTTGGATAGACGCAAGCAAAATCAGAAAGGTATGACAATGAAACTCACGGCGAAACAAAAACTTCAAATAGCAAAAAACGTAGCGGTAGAGATACCGCTTGAAATTTTGCAGTTTCTCATCGTACCGATCGCGCTACTTTTTTGCGGCAAAGAGAGCGAAAAACTGCCGAGATGGGCGGCGTGGTTCGATGATCCAGACTATGGCATTAACGGAGACGACGGCTGGAGGGGTGAACATTTCCCAAACGGCAAGAATAGGACGTACTTTGCGCGCCTTTGCTGGTTGTATCGCAACCGCATAGGAAATTTCAGCGCAAAGTACTTGGGCGTGCGGGTTGAAGACATAGACGCAAACACGGTGCGCACTCAAGGCGATGTATTTGCGACATACAACAAAGGGCAAAAATCGACCTTTTGCCTGGTGACTTGCAAGATGAAAGACGGACGCGAACGTTTCGGCTACTACCGCGAGATACGCTATGGGCAGTCTAAATGGTATTGTAGGATTTATTTAGGCTGGAAGTTGATGGACGTCGTCGGTATGCGCGAGGACAACAAGTACACGTATATGGACGAGAACGATAAAAAAGTGCTACAAACGGTGTGGGCGATAAACCCGTTTAAAAGGATAAAACAATGAAGCCGTCTACAAAGAAATTCGTGATCATAGCTACCGTTATATTGACGGCCGTATTTCTTATAAATTTATTCAGATAAAGGAGAAGCAATGCAAAAATACATAGTAACCAAGGAGATCAAAGCGATACCGATGAATCGCTTGGAATACAACAAGTTGCGCGGTTGGACGGTGCCTGCGGAGGAAAATCCGAACGACGAGGGTTATCTTGTAGAGTATGTCGATAGCAAAAAGAATTACCCGAATTTTGACGGCTACATCTCGTGGTCGCCTAAAAATGTCTTTGAGGCTACCCACCAAAACATCTCCGGGGGGTTTGATTTCGGCTCCGCGATACGATTTTTAAAACAAGGCAAAAGAGTGGCGCGCAAAGGCTGGAACGGCAAGGGGATGTTTTTATATCTCATATTTGGAGAACAAGTTGCGATAAGCAAAGACTGGAGAGATATTGAAATAACCCCCGTATGCGGATCATTTTCCATCCGCGACGCTATTTATATGAAGACCGCCCAAGACGATTTCGTACCGTGGCTTGCCACTCAAACGGATGTCCTAGCTACCGACTGGGTGCTGGTAGAATGAATTTCCTAATCGCAAACAAACTTTGGCTCGTAGTAATCGGTGCTCTTGCGGGCGTAATGCTAGGGCTTGGGGTTGAAATCTGGAAGCTAAGAGGCGACATAAAGGATGCAAAAGCTGGGTTAGCGGAAGCGCAAAAGGAGCTTGCTATAAAAGAGGCGAACCTGCAAATTTCGGCGGCAAATCTAAGCGAGTGCAATGCAAAAATAGACCTGCAAAACGCCAAATTTAAGGAGCTTGAAGTAAAAAAGCCCGACGTAAAAAAGACGCAAGAAAAGGCTAGACGCAAATTTGAGAGCATAAAGCCGCTCACAACGCAAAACTGCGAGGAAAAGCTAGAGCGATGCGAAAGGATATTTGATGAACTTGCGCGCTAAGATCGGGCTTTTTTGTATCGCTGCGTTGTTTTTTGGCTGCGCAGGCAAAGAGCCGCAGATCATCACGCGAACGGAGTACAAGGATGTGTATGTCACTGTGTCTTGTATAGACGAGATGCCGCAAAAACCGGAGCGAGACAGAAGCGACCCCGACAATCAAAAAAAGATTGCAGAGTATTTTAAGGCCTGCGAGGACCTGCTAAAACAATGCGTGGGAGGTGTGCAATGAGCGAAATGGTGATTAGAAAGATCATGGGCTTTAAAATCAGCAAAAAAAGAGCGCTAGAGATAGCTCTATCCATCCTCCTGGCCTTGATTTTCGGGGCGGCGATAAGATGAATTTTCAAGAATACCTATACCTGCTTTGGGTATTGGTAGTGGGCGCAATCGGCGGCGTATTGGGATTGCTCGACGACGACGGAAAACCAAGAAAGCATCGCACTAGATTGGCTTTTGCTGTCGCTACTCTTACGGCGATGTTTCTTTGCTGGACTACGTTTGCTATCGCAAAACTCGTTATACACGAAGTTCAGGGGTCGCTAGCGCTTGGCGGCATTGTCGCATTTATGGGGGCGGAATGGGTTAGGCGAAAAATTAACAAAATCGCAGACAAGAAGATAGAGGGGATGAGCGATGGCGGCTACGGTAGAGGGCATGACGACTACGGCGGAAGTTTTAGGCACGAGGAGCTCGGCGATGACCGATAGCGAGATATTAGAGAGCTTGCAAGAAAAGCGCACGAAATGTACCGTGTGGAGCCGCGTAATGGGCTATCACCGCCCCGTCGAGGGCTTTAACATCGGCAAAAAAGGCGAGCATAAGGAGCGCGTATTTTTCGAGAAAAATAAACTAAAAAGGACAGCAAATGGCAAATTTTAACGAGGCATTTCAAATTTTGATGCGATTGGAATTCTCTAAGCCGGAGGACGCGCTAGATAGAAATCCGACCGAAAGCGGCTGGACGTTTATGGGGATTTATCAAGCCGCACACCCGCACTGGGCTGGCTGGGGTGAGATACTAGGCACGGTGGCTCTTGGCGGCGACATCGAGAAAATATCTCGTGCGCTTTACGGCAGAGAGAATTTGCGCGCGCAGGTGCGAGCATTCTACAAAGAGGCATACTGGGACCGCATGAGGCTCGACGAAGTCGAGAGTCAAGTCAAGGCGAATGAGATGTTCGTCTTTGCTGTGAACGTCGGCGTAAAGCCTGCCGTGAGAGTTGCACAACAACTTGTAGGCGTAGTAAATGACGGCATAGTCGGCGATCAGACAGTGGCGGCGATAAACCGATATGACGAGGAGCGATTTGACAAGCAATTCGACCGAGCGGAGCTTCAATACTACAACGGTCTGATTGAAAAAAATCCGAAATTTAGGATTTACGCCAATGGCTGGAGAAATAGGGCTTTGGCGGTATGACGCGCCGGGAGCGAAAGCCCGGGTGCAGGCTCCGACGAGGAGTAAA